AAAAACTTCTATTGTTATTGCCCGTTGCGGCCTTGCTAACTGCTTGTTTGGAAACTCCACCAACATCGACTCAAATTGAGCGCCGCAAACAAGAAGAACTCAGCTTGCAGGCCGTAACACAGGTTGGTATGCCAGCCATTGTGAACTTTGCTGAAAAGCGCATGATGAAGGACATCTTGGAACTGCGCGATAAGAATGTGGCCACTACTACCTACTTGGTTGGTATGAATAATCAATTGACCAAAGTGTGCGATAGCATTGGTTACGGCTTGCCGTATGCCGCACAATATACTAATCCAAGTCGAGTAGTATATGATCAAGGTCGAGGTAGCCAAGTTATCCCACAAGCAGATCCAAATGGTTTGTATAGCCCGGCCAGCGCTGATGGTACTTGGGTTCTGTGTGTGGATCACAAAGATGGCAAAGCCAAACCAGTGTTTATTGAACCACGTGTTATCGTGAGCCCAATGGCCCTACAATAAAATAAGGAAATTATGTTAGTACCAATGGTAATCGAAAAAACAGGTCAAGGCGAACGAGCATTTGACATTTTTTCGAGACTCTTAAACGAAAGAATTATCTTCTTAAATGGTCCTGTAGATGATCATAGCGCAAATCTTGTGGTGGCACAAATGCTACATTTAGAGAGCGCCGATAGCGAAAAAGATATTCATCTTTATATTAATAGCCCAGGTGGGCTAGTTACGGCAGGTTTAAGTGTGTATGATGTTATGCAATTTGTTAAACCAGATGTATGTACATATGTAATGGGTCAAGCATGTAGTATGGGATCATTCCTTGCTAATGCCGGTTCTGCTGGCAAACGGTTTGTATTGCCGGAAAGCCGCACCATGATTCATCGTGTTAGTTCTGGTACACGAGGAACAAATGGTAGCGTACATGTCCAAGACCTACAGTTTGAAGATGCCAAACGTGGATTTGAAGAGTCAAAATATATCAATGAACGCTTGACTGAATTGTATGTTAAACATAATACTGCCGGTAAGACCTATTTGGAAATGTTTGAAACTATGAAATTTGATACATTTTTATCTGCCCAGGAAGCAGTTGATTTTGGTCTTGCCGATAAAGTTGTTCAAAGCCGTTAAATTGTAATTAAACTCGGTCCTAAAGTAGATTAAATATTTTACTTTAAGGAAACAATTATGTCACAACAGGAATATTATTTTATATTAGCAATATTATTCCTGGGCGGTTTTATAGGTTGGAGTTTATTTGCGTATATCATGATAAAATCTATTCGTAATAGACACATAGAACTAGAAATGATAAAAGATATTTCTACTGAGCTTAAAAAAGCTAAAGAAGATTTACAAAAACTTAAATAAGTTTAAGCGGTCTCTAAGCATCATCCCGCTATACAAACTCTGCTGCCTATGCTATAATTATACATAGGAGAACATAATGGCAAAGAAATATTTCAGTACAAAAACGTACAAACAAATTGGACCCGTTGCATATCGTCAATGGCGTGCCCAAAGTCACTGTAATCTAATTCACGGTTACGCAATGAGTTTTCACTTTGAATTTGAATGTGATACACTAGATGCCAGAAACTGGTGTACAGATTTTGGTGGCTTAAAACCACTCAAGGCAAATCTTGAAGATTGGTTTGATCACACCTTGCTAGTAGCACAGGACGATCCCATGCGTGATCACTTGCTGGAACTGGGCAGACTTAAACTGGCCAAAATTACAGAAGTAGAAAAGACAGGATGTGAAGGCATTGCTGATTTCTTATATGAATATGTCAACACAATCTTCTTGCCCAACTGCGGTAGTGAAGAAGCAGCCCGTGTTTGGTGCTGTAAAGTAGAAGTTCGTGAGACAGATAGTAACATGGCAGGCCGACAAGGGCATCGTGAGGACAATGAATTTCAGGATTAACATGAATGATAAAGATTTATTAGAACGAGTATCAATGGCCTATAGCGTTTATATCGAACAAGTGGGCCCAAATTTACAAATTGAAAACTTCATTGCCTGGTTATATCAGCAATATGGTATTGTACAAATAAAAAAGTATTAGTATGGTATGGAAGACTTTATTCGTATATGGCCCAATTTAATTGATCCAGCATTGTGCCAGGAAACAATTAATAGTTTTGAAAATATTATTCAAAATCCTGAATTTAAAGAATACATTACTAATAATTCCTATCAGTTTGATAATAAAAATTTAGGTAGAAAAGATTTATCTATATTTTTAGAAAACGCTGTTTATAATAAATTTGAGATATGTGATAGATATTTGTACTATCTCCACGATTGTCTTATGGAATATATAGATAATTTTGGACAATTGGCTTCAGTTGGTATGAGTAATCGTATGAATATTAAGGTTCAGCGCACAATGCCATTGGGGGGATATCACCAGTGGCATTACGAAAATGGCGATGGACCAAAATCACATTCGAGAGAATTGGTTTGGATGATTTATCTTAATGACATGCCAGAAGGTGAGGCGGAGACTGAATTTTTATTCCAATGTCGTAAAATACGTCCCACACAAGGAACGGTAGTTATGTGGCCAGCTGGTATGACTCATGTTCATCGCGGTCTTACTGTTTATACCCAACCAAAATACATTGCCACAGGCTGGTATTACAAAACTAAACAAACAGATTGACCTACTAAGAGAACTACTGTATAATAGTATTATGTCGCAAACTTGTTCTCCTTTATTTTATATTAAACCTAGCAATACAGACTCTGTACTTACGGTATCTTCTCCTCCAGAAAATGCTATTACTTTTCGAGGCGGGGTTGCTGAAATACTCAAAATTACAGAAGACGGTTTCTATGTTAGGGGCAAAAAAGTTCCAGTAGATGAGGAAGAGGGTGTAGCAGTGTATCGTGCTTTTAAACAATTTTTAGTGCATCATGCACTTACTAAGGAGTGGTAACATGGATGACAAGAAAATTTCATACACAATCTCGTGGAAACAACCGTATACTACAGATTTTATTATGATTGATTTAGCTGCAATGTTTGAAGAAGCGATCGAACAGCATCTAGATGCTGGATATTTTTCAGAGGCATTGGAAGTTATTAACATGATTAGGAGTAAGAAATGAATACATTTAAACAATGGTACGTTCGAAATCAAGATCAAATTACTTGGTTTATTATTGGATGGATGGTGCTATCTTGCATTAATCATCTATCCAATCAACATTACGTAATGGCCCTGTTTGATGCGGTTATTGTGTATGCTAATTATAAACTTGCTGGAGTTCGACTAAAATGACTACCGCAACATCCTGGACAGTTACTCTAGAAGAAGCAGATGATGGCAGCGGTGATCTTGTCATGCCCTTGCCGCAGGACTTTTTAGATCAGCAGGGTTGGCGAGAAGGCGACGTACTAGATTGGAAAGATAACAACAACGGTTCATGGACTCTATCGAAAGTTGAAAAGTGATTAAACGAATTGGTTATGCCTGCAAGTGGCTCGATGATGCTAGCGAAGTCAAAGGCATGAAAGTTAATGCTGCTAATAGAGAATTGAATGGTCGTAGCACAACCATGCGATGGCTTCGTGAGCATCCGCTGGAAGCTGAACAGCGTCAATGGGACATCATGAATCACAATACCACGGCTGCAGTTAACATGATTGAGCGTGTGGCTCAACTGCCGCCAGAGCGTAGAATGGTCCGTATCGGATCAGAAATGCTACAAGGCTATACAGAAAAAGATTGGCAGTCCTGGTGGCAACGTCGTGAAATACAGGATCATCTTGAAAAGATATTCGCTCCCATCGGGGAAACAGCACGTAGACTAGATGTGAGACTTAGCTTTCATCCAGGTCAGTTTTGTGTATTGGCTAGTGAAAATCCGGGTATTGTTGACAGATCAATAGAGGAGTTTGAATATCATGCTGATATGGCCAAGTGGATGGGCTACGGTAAATCATTCCAGGATTTCAAAATCAATGTGCATATCTCAGGTAAACAAGGTCCAGCCGGTATCCGCGCTGCCCTCAAGAGACTTAGCCCCGAAGCAAGAAATTGTATCACTATCGAAAACGACGAAATGTCCTGGGGAGTTGATTCCAGCCTTGAACTCGTCAACGACTGTGCTCTTGTGCTTGACCTACACCACCACTGGATCCGTACTGGTGAATACATTCAGCCCACCGACGATAGAGTTCTACGCTTGATTGATTCGTGGCGCGGTGTAAGACCGGTATGTCATTACAGCGTCAGCAGAGAAGATGTTTTGATCGATCACAATCTAGATGCTGCGCCAGATCATAACAAACTGCTTGAATTGGGATATAAAAAGCAAAAGTTGCGAGCACATAGTGACTGGTATTGGAATCAGCCGGTAACTGATTGGGCTCTTGGCTTTTGGAAAAACTTTGATATCATGTGCGAAAGCAAGTCAAAAAACCTTGGATCAGGAATGGTTTACGATCGAGCGGTGGAACTCAATTTAATTTAGAATAAAAATTTGGCCAAGTTTGCTTTCGCAAACTGGCCAAATAATTAAACTTTTGTTGATTTAACAGTCTTTTTAGCAGTTTTTGTAGAAGCCTTGGCAGTTGCTGGGGCTTTTTCTACTTTTGGCACACGTGGTTTACGTGGCTTCTTAGCAGCTACTTCCGCAACCACAGGAGCAGCTACTTCCGCAACCACAGGAGCAGCTACTTCCGCAACTACAGGCACATTATCAGCAGGGTTACTGTTAGTAACAATCAACGGAATTGGCGTTGTTGCTGCTGGTTCAGGAACCTTGTAAGGCACTGTGTCAACCAATGTTGCGGGTGTTGCTACCGGAGTAGGTTTTCCTACAAAAAACTCTTTGATTCTCTTAAACATTTTGTATTTCCTTTTAGAAAAATGTACTATTATTTAACCATTAATAAATACTAATATGCAAAAAACTTTACTTGATTTAAAACAACTTATTATAGAAGCCGAAACCCACGTAGATAAATTGGTACTAGAACCATTGCCATACGATCGTAACGGTCTTTCACCTGTCATGAGTAAAGAAACATTGGATTATCATTATGGTGAATTGGCAAAAAAATATGTAGATAGATTTAACAAAGGCGAGGGAGATGCCGAATTTAATCGAGCAGGCGCATTTTTACATAATATTTTCTTTCCACAATTAAAAGAACCAACCGGCAGCAATAAACCAACTGGAGCAAGTGTAGAATTTATTAATAAACATTTTGATAGCTTTGATCAACTTAAAGAAGATTTCGAAAAGACAGCAATGGGTATACAAGGTAGTGGCTGGGTATATATTGCTCGCAATGGCAAAATAAAAACCATTAAAAATCACGAAATTCGTCAAGATATTATATTATTAATAGATTGGTGGGAGCATGCCTGGGCATTGGATTATCGATCAGACAAGAAAAAATATTTAAAAAATATATGGAGGACAATTAATTGGTCAGTGATTAACGATCGTATTAACGCAACAAACACCTAATTGGAGCATTTTATGCCAAGTAATATTTTAGCAACGGCGGAAATTGAAGAATTTGAAGAGACTGACGATTTTGGAAAAGATGATTATGGTTTTATTTTAGGCCCAGATGGAAATTTAAAATCATTTATGCTACCCGAACATTTAATGGAAGATCCTCCAGAAGAAGTACGAATGATATTAAGTATGTTTGGAATTGATGATATACATGAAATAAGCCAAAGAATATTGCATTAATATAGATAGAGATTTTTGGTAAATATTTGTGAATACACTTAAATTGTGTCACTTATTACTATAAAATATCTATGTTAACTACAACGGCAACTATTGCCAGTAAAAATATTCAGCAGCAAATATTGGTTAAGCCGTTTATACCAGTAACGGCTTCTGGGGGTACTGGTCCGTTAACATATTCTATCGATCTTGCATTACCTTTTCCATTGGCATTTAATCCATACAATGGAGAAATATCTAGTCTTTCGTACTCTCAGATATATCCCACTGTATACACCGTTACAGTAACAGATACGCAAGGTCTAACCAGTAGTAAATCATTTACATTAAGTATCGGTGATGTTTTACAATTTACTACCACAACAAATTTCCAATCATATGTGAGAGGAACAACTGCTACCAATATTACACCGATGGTAGTAATAGGAGGTACAACTCCATACACATTCACTATTTCTCCAGATTTGCCCGACGGGTTAGTGTTTAATACCAATACTGGAGAAATTTCTGGTACGCCCAAGGTGCCAAGTGATAAAACCTTGTACACCATTGTGGTAGTTGACGAACAAGGATTTACATTTAGCTACGCATTCTTTATAGAAGTTACTGTAAAAGATATAATATCTATCTCTAAAATTCAAACTCCTCAGTTTTTAAATGGAACTAATCTTGGAACTTTTAAAGCAGGAACAACTCAATGTATTCCTGTTACTGCTTACGACCCTAATCCGTTTATAACATCTCCTATAACTTATGAAATAGTTAATGGTACAGGCCCCTATGATCGTTTGCCAGCCGGGATGACATTAGATACAGGATCTGGATATATTTCTGGCCATATTAATTCGTCAACCGATTATTTACAAGTTTATAATTTGACAGTAAATGCCACCAAATCAAATTTTTATTATAATGGCGGCAATATTTCTCTTACTGCCACAAATACTTTTACATTATCTATTAGTTCATCAGAACCTAGAGCAATAACCTGGAGTTCTCCTAGATTCCTAGGAACACTTACCCAGGGAGTATTCTGTGACATAGATCTAATTGCTACAGGTACATCAAATATTTCAAATATACAATACAAAGAATTTGCTTTTGAACAGAACCTTCCATATGGACTAAGTTTATCTACAACTGGACATTTGATAGGAATACCGGCCAATTATGGATATTATCCCTTTACTATTGTAGCTACTGAATTAATTGATCCGTTAGACGCATATTTAGAGGGTCCTGAATATCCATATGCCTATTCAATTAAAGAATTTGTAATTGATGTATTACCTAATGTTAATGGTAAACTTTACACAAATATTTACTTAAAACCATTATTATCTAGAGATATTCGTAACAAGTATAATTCTTTTATCAATAGCGCTACTATATTCACACCGTCGCTGATGTATAGACCCGAAGACGTAAATTTTGGAGTTAGTACCGATCTAAAATTTGTATTAGAATACGGAATTGAACAAAAAAATATATTCGATTATATCCCTGCTTTATATAGAAATTTTTATAAAAGAAGATTAACATTTGGCGATGTTAAAATTGTAACTGTTAAAAATGATCAAGGAATTCCTACTTATGATGTTGTATATGTAGACATTATTGATAATATAGAAAAATCTAATTCTGTAGTAAACATAGGCAATAGAAATGTATATCCTGCCAGCGTTGATAATATGCGAGACAGATTTGTTACATTAACAACAACCGATTTGAATTTTAGTCCAGTCTCAATAAGTCCAAGATCACGAAAGGGATTTCCTAATCAATTGATTTCACCTACGTTTGTCGACGATGTTTACATAGGACCAGTTGATTTAGGATTTAGTTGGAATATGTATGGCCAAACATACACGCAATTGTATCTCAGTACCAACGGATATTTAACATTTGGTGGACCACATAACGGCGATTTTTCTCCGTTTGGTCCTTTAGTTATTGGATCTATACCATTTCCTACCATATACATGGAATACATAGATTTAGTTATCGGCAGTCTTAGTGGTGGACCACTGGAATCTGGTGAAATATCGGGCATATTTTCTGATAGCGGAACTATTGGAAAATTTAATTATTGGAGAGTGAGATACCAATCATCAACTTATTTTGAAAGATTTACAACTCCCGCTGTTCCGGCTTACGATTTTGAATGCTCGTTATATACCAATGGCACAGATCAGTATGTTGAAATGATTTATGAGAAAATTCCTTCAACTGTTCCGGGATCGTACGACGGGGATCTAGGAGCAAAATTTGGTATTGCTCCAGCTAATGACTCCGGAATCGAGGTAGGGAGAGAAATAGCAGATGGTTCTAGCCATGTATTTCATAGTTCAAATAGCGGTACTAATTGGAGTTATGTAGGAAGAGGGCAGTTTGACCCATTCAAGGAAGATGTTCATTTTAATACATTGTTTGTTCCAAAATTTATCAAAACATTAGAACAATCAAATTTAGTTGATCCTCCGTACGTTAAAGTTATGCCGTTATGTTATACTTTACCCGGTAAGGGAATATCAATACTTCAAAATATAAAAGAATCAAAATTTAATTTTAAATCAATTGATTTCGAAGTAGATAGAATATTCGTTGAACATAGTTCAGGAGTCGATTTTAGTGAATTTGTGGATAAATATCTAAGATTTCATAGACAATCTTTAACAGATATCATCCCCGAAGATTGATAATCTATTCCTAATTAATTTCTACCGTAATAAATATACTATCTAATATGATAAACAGGTAACAATACAATGACAACTAGACCGAATCTCACTGCTTTACCGCACTTAACCAATCCGACTGAGGGCGAAACTCTGTTGGTTGTACAAGATTCAGGAGTAAGTCAGTATATTACCGTTCCAGAAGCCAGGACATTAATAGCAGTTGGCGCACAAGGTCCAACAGGCCCAAGTGGCGCACAAGGACCAAGTGGTCCACAAGGCATTCCAGGCGTTCAAGGACCTGTTGGTCCGCAAGGACCAAGTGGACCACAAGGACCACAAGGAATCGCAGGTCCTCAGGGAGGTCAAGGGCCACAAGGACCTCAGGGAC